GGGGCATTCGGGACTATTCCAGATCCAAGAAGAAAATTCTTTTCTAGAACGAGCTTGGGCTGACCATTCCAACCATTTTTTGAACGGATGGTACAACTTTCCAGTTTTCTTGCTTGTTTTTAAAAACAAGTCTGGATAAGTTACAAACAAATCAGTAACGCCAAATATTAAATACTGGCGCATCTGTTTTTGTTTTTTCCAGCCCGGAATGCGCTCTAGCAAGCCCAGTGCTGCATCAAAAGCTTTATGACCTAAGTCACCGTACACTTTTCCGCATTTTTCTCGGAACTTGACAACTTTTACCTGAGCAGTAAAAGATTTGCCAATTAGTTCTCTTTCGGCAGACAGAGGATTCTTGACTTCGAAAGGAACACGAATGTGCTTTCGCACACTAGTACCCGCTACTTGAAGTCCGTTCTCCACCATCATTTCTCCGTGCTTGGTGATCTCTTCGTCGTCAGCTAGATAACCATTAACAAAGATATCCTCAGCTTTGAGAACTTGTCTCCGAGAATAATTAAATTTCACAAACAACCTATTAGCATCAGCCTCATTTGGTACTGAGATAATAATAGCCGGCTGTTTTGTGGCACTGGGATCTCCCAGCATCCGGAGAACCTGTCTGTGTCCTCCGTCGAAACCTCTTTGAACTAGGACTCCATCCTCGTACCATTCGGCAACAAGGATAGGCTGGAGGAGGACGAAATTAACGCCCTTTTCAGCTTTAATCCATTTTTTCAAAGTGGTGCTTTCGGGTGACCTCTGCCCGTTAATAGGTTCGATATCAATATCAACTTCGTCATAACGCCATTGATATCCTTCTTCTCCATTATTAAGGGGCTTACAGTCTTCTTCGGACAGTTTGAGCTTGCCTTTGATCATTTTATTGACCTCAAGCAACGCTCGTTGGAATTTTGTTAGAGATTCCGTACTCTTTTTTAAGTCTTCCATTTGGAAATTCCTTTCTTTTTGATCTGCTTCAAATTCTAAAAATGATTTTGAAGAGTCAACGGACAACGATAAAGTTTGTTACCCAAGTTATGATCACCTTTAAGTGCGATAGCTAATTACACTATTATTTTAACTCGCGGGATCGAATTACGAGCTTATCCCCTCTAGAGAGAAAAAAGATCTTTTTGATCTTCTATGTCTACCATTATAGCAAATCTTTTTCCACTTGTCAAGTCTTTTTTTAACTTTTTTTGAAAAAAGATCATCTTTCTTTATTTCTCTTTCTCAAATCCTTCTTTGAGAACTTCTTTTGTTTCTTTTTCCCTGTGCCTTCATAAGCACCTACTTTATTTATTTTACAAAACTCATCAAAAAAGGAATAAACTGAAAAGTCTTTATCCTCACATTGACCTTTCATTTCCATCCAAATTATTTGTTTATCTTCTCGATCACCTTCCAAATATTGTTTAGCGAGGCTTGCCAAAGCGGGGTAATCTGAAACCTTTACTTTTCTTTTTGTCATCTTGTTTTTCCTCGCTTTTTACCACAGCAGTAGATGCTGGCTTGTTACTGTGACCATACGCTTTGTACAAGCTCTTATAAACTGCGCCCCTGAAGTCTGCGAGGTTCTTTTCTATTTCTCTCATCAATGTTTCTGTTTCTAAATTGGAAGCCGTTTGCAAAGATGATAGTCCCAAGATCTCATCTATTTCTGTTCTCAAACTTTGTAATTGTGCTGATAATGTAGCCATAATATTTTAACCCAAGTGTTATTTTTTTAGTTATCTTTATTTTCTACAAACTGCTTAATTTTATAAGCTTCATCAAATACGTTCTCCAAGTCCGGGTATTTCGGCTTTGGCAAAACTTTGACCTTTCTCCCTTCTTGTGCAAGTTGGAAGGCAGTCCTATAATCCTGCATATCTTCAATATACTGTTGCTCTGCTCTCTTTTGAGCCTCTCGAAACATCTCAAATCTCAATTCATACGGGTTTTTACTTTTCATAACGACTTTCTCCTTTTCTGTATGTTATAGCACTTGGGTCAAAAGCAAGAGGTAGGATTCGAACCCACACCTTCAGTTTGGTAAACTGACGCTCATCCATTTGAGCTTCTCCCGCAAAAAGGAGGGCTTTCGCCCTCCAATTCCTAAAGCTTTTCCTCCACTTCGGTATCATAATATTGGCTAGCTTCCCCTTGACGGGTATCAAACTTCATGATAACCTCTTCATCCATCACATCAAAAACAACCTGTCTAAACTCAGGATCTTGGAGTTTTTCAACCCACTGCTTAGCCTGAAATTTAAACTCTCGCCCCTCACTAGATGTCAGAGTATACCATGCTCCTCCGCTTTTTAGTGCATCGGAACCTTTGATGGCGTCAAGCCAGCTTTCTTCGTCTTGGACTCCAATATCTGCCCCCCACAGAATCTTGAAGTTGCACATTCGTCCAGCAGTGCCAAATCTAGATTTCTCTAGCTTTGCCTTCACTTCTGAACCAATACGAAAACCTTTTTCGTCAGTAACGAAAGATGCTTTCGCTTTGCGGCCCGTAAGCCAGATGCGCAAAGAATATGCGTAGATCATAGCTTTTCCACCGGGGGTGAAATAGGGCGTTGTCATAGCTTCAGCAATATTGCTCGTAATGTTCGTTTTTAGTTGATTTAAGACTAAAAGCGTACACTGAGCATTTGCTAAGGGAACGGTAAGCTTTGACATTCCTTTGGAAAGGATTCGCGGCTTTACAGCCATTGAAGATTGTGGATTGAAATCTCCCTCCACGTCTTTTTCACTAGGCGTAAGAGCTAAACTATCCCAAATAAAGAGAAGTTTTTCTCCTGAACCTAAAAGTTCTTCAATAGACTCCAAGACAAATTCGACAGACGATGCTTGCACATAAAGCAAATTGGACAAATTACAACCGGTTCTCTGTAAAAAGGTCGGATCAATTGCGGATTCAGAATCAAAGTAAACTACGCCTATGCCCATTCTTTGAGCGTTGGCGGCTACTTGAGCCGCCATATAGGATTTACCGGTTGATTCCAAGCCTGCAATTTCAGTTGTTTTCCCAACTGGGATCCCCGCCAGCTTTCCTCTACAAATAATAGAGTCCAGCCACCGGGCACCAGTGGGAATCCACTCTTTGACCTCAGTAGGGTTTTCCTTAGTGAGATCGTGGGCAACATTTGTTCCAGCCTTCTTGTTGAGAAGTTTAGCCATTTCAGCCATATTAAGCTTTCCAGCTTTTGCTTTTGTCACTGCCATATTAGCTACCTAAAAGTTCGGTAAAAGCTTTAGAAACTTTGTCATCTCCAGACGCTGCATATTTCTTAACTTCCTCTTTTTCATCGCCGCCTTGCATAAACTTGTCAAGAAGTTCTTGAACTTGTTCAGTGCTACGACGCTCAAAGAGACCGTCAAAGTCAGGAATTTCACCCAACAGATCCTTGCAGTCGCTGTCTCCATCTTTGCAAGCTGGGGAAGTCTTGCGCTTTGGAGTCAACTTTGTTGACGGAAACATTGCTCCCGGGGCTTTGCCATAATTAAGGACGAGATCTGTTCCTTCGTCCACATCAGTAACATCGCCATAATCGGGATTCAAGACAAGCTGAAGAAGTTGTTCATATACGGTCTTAGAATAACCCCACACACGAACCCCTTGTCCTTCCTCCCCTCTCACGAGGACCGGAGAGAAGAATCTTTGCTTTGGAAACAGCTTTTTAGCCATTTCAATAGAATCTGGTGTTCCCTCTTTATATAGAGAGGACGCAAAATCCAGAACGGGACTGTCTTCACCAAAGTTTTTCTTTGGACAAAGAACGGGACCGCCACTTAGATTATAATAGAACCAAAATTCTTTGAAAGGATCGCCATCAGAAGTAGGTAAAATACGAATTACCTGATCTCCATCTTGAGGCTTCCAAAACAAATTGTCTTTGCGGCTTCCGCCTTTGCTTTTGAGAGCGTTATACTTTTCTCTCATCTTTTTCATGTCAATACCCATTTTAAACTCCTTGTTTTTGTGTTAGGGTCGTTGAATCAATCTCAAACTCTTCGAGTTTTCCTACAACAGTCTTAAAATTAAACATACGATAATAATTATTCTCAATATCCCATACCAATTCCATGCCTTCGGGTAACTTTGCCCTTTTTCCTCCTTTTCCTTCCGGCAATAAGCCCTTTGGAAGTTCATCAACTTTCGCAAAGGTCATTGTTCTCTCTTCTCCACTCTTCTTAATAAATGTGCCTGTATAAGCTTTCATTTGTTTTCCTTTCGTTATTTATACATTATAGCAAACTATTATCGGCTTGTCAAGAAAAAAGTTGCCCCTGATGAAAATGAGTTCTTTTTATGACCAAACCATAATCATAATCAGAACTGTTTGAATAAACTTGATAACTCATATTTTCCTTATCCTTGAAATTATCTTTCATCAGTTTCACCAACTCGAAATCCTTTTCAAGTTTTTTTCTAGGTATGGATATATAATAGCACGACTCATCTTCGCTGTCAAGTAAAAAATACATTTTTTCTGAATTATTTTTGTAATCATATGATCCTATCGATAAAATACGGCAATGCTCTTTGTGATCGACTTTTGTTTTTGATACTGGTTTAGTATTCTCGAATACGTTAATCGTATGAAGTGAATAACTTATTACTTCGTTTATTTTATCATATTTGTTGAAAAATGTTAAATCTGGAATTGTCTCTTCTAAGATTTCATTCGAGATCAGTATTATATCTTTGAACATTCCCGATCTTGCATAATCTTGCAAAGCGTTGAAAATAAGTTTGTGCTGTAGTTTATAAGTTTCAAGCATTTCCGTTTCTTCTGGAATTATCAGAACAACCCTGATTTCAGTATCCTTAAACATATGGAGCAGTTTCAAACTAGCACCGGTGATGGCTCCGGGAGTGGAACAAATAAAAATGGTTTCATCATGTTCGGGCTTTACATAGTGTTCCGGAAAGTTATCTTCATATTCTTTGTGAGTTTTATACTCTTTCAAAAGCTTGAAGTTTTCATGATCTCTCTCTTCAGTATCATAAAGGTATACTTCATATTGAGGATATTTTAAAAAATGCTCTGCAATATTGCATCCGCATTGACCTAAGCCAATAATGTTCATAAATTCATCTCTTTCATTTCGCCGAAACTCTTTCCGCCCGAAATATTAACTTTAAATTTTCCCAATTCAGTATTAGAGAATTCTTCAATTATTTCCCTAATTGTCTCTTGATCAGATAAATGAAAATCAAGCACCAAAGAGTCGTGAATAGTAAAAGCCACATGTGATTTTTTTCCTTTTAACAACTTCCAGATCTTTATTGCTTGTCTCAAGAACAAGTCTGAAGTTGTGGACTGTATAATATAGTTCAGAGCATAATGCTCCTCACATTGAATTTTCCTTCCAAAGATTGTTGTAACATAATTTTCATCATAATTATAGTATTTCTCCAAAATCTTTGATCTTTCGAAGATCTTTTCCAGTTTTTCGTCTTTTTTCTTTGGATCGTAAAGCCAACTGAACACTTTCTGCTTTACCTTGTCTCTTTTCAATTTGTTGTGGTACACTTCTTTTCCAATCCAATTGTGAATGTCTTCTTTCGGCTGTTCAATACCCAATAAGGCCAGAAAAGTCCTCAGTTCAGCCGCATTGAAATCAAGCTCAACAAAGCAGTGCTTATAAGGCTCTATAATGCCCCTACATTCCTTTTTAAGGTTCAATATAGGGAAAGACATGGGTTTAATGCTTAAACGTCCTGTAATCGTCTTATAGGCATCATATTGAACGAATGAAGATGCCCTGTTAATCCTCTTGTATACATCTCGGTGCTGACATGAGTATTTGATCTCGTCCAAATTAATTCTCAGGGGCTTTTCGCCGATTTCCGAACACATTTTGTGCAAATCCGCCATAAAATCATAATTTTGTGGTTTTTCATGATTTTCGAAAACATGCTGACAGATGTGATTTTTGTAGAAAAGATATTGGACAATGAATTTCTGCGGGATGACTTGTTTGATGTCAATTTGCGAGATGTCAGCACCCACCGCTTGAAAAGACTTGAGGATTGATTTTACTCTCTTGCTGATTTTCTTCCAATCTTCATAAATTGGGGTCGGACAGACATCATCCAATGATTGACCATTTGCCCACACATACGCATATTCAGCATCGTGATCTTTCAAGATCGGATC